CATGGGTTATTGTTACATTGCCATTATTGAAGTTGATTACGCCTAAGCTTGCCAAGAATAGGTCGCTCCACATAAGAGTGCCCGAACCGAGAGAGCAACCATCTGTGGTTGTAGGCGAAAGATTATTAGCAATTAGACTGACTTCAGCCGTTCCTGCAATACCGAGGTCAACACCAGTCGTACCATTTACGATGATATAATTTTCAGTAGCAGACCTGACATATTCCCCACCACTCAACCCATCCAAATACAAGTAATAACTTTGCGCTACAGCTAGGTCATCAGTTCCAATTACAATGTCACCATCTATGGCAACATTGCATCCTACTAGCGTCATTGAGGAATCGCCAGCATTTAATACAAACGATACCGACCCAGTTCCATACCACGCAAAGTCTACATCTTGCCCAGTCCCGCCTACCGTGACTGCTTCAGTCCCAATAGTTAATACATCACCTGTAGTTGTTCGTCCAACGGCTTTCTCAAAAAAGATGAGATTACCGCTAGACCAATCTGAATTTACTTGGAAGACACCTCTTCCTTGATTAGACATTTTATTCCTCCTAAATGATTACCATTCGCAATTCGTAGGTAACCTATCTGGTAATGCGCCCACATTTAGGGCATTTTGCCGATAATGTCTGAAGATGACAGTCATAGCAAACCCTTTTATTAGGCGCGCTCCTAATCATTTTGTCGTTTATTGGGGAGGGCAGACTTTTGCGCCTGCCCTTCCTTGTTTTGTTTCTTTTTTGAATTGTCACTTTACTCCTAAGCTAACGAAGTATCCATTATTGCTTCGGCATAACGAGGTTCGGAAAGGATAGCAAGTGCCGTGACGTTCCCAGCAGAAGCCGTGCCATCAAAGTCAACTGTTATCCAGTTATACCCGCCAGTCTCATCACCGTCCAATTCAAGGACAAGCATTTTGTTCTGGTAGGTTGCAGCTGTAAGGGTTAGTGTAGCAGCCGCAGTATCTGCCCCTAGCACATCTGAGTTCGCAGCACCGAAGACCGCACTTGCCAGACGATAGTGGAATGTCGCATCTGAGGAATCACCACTATCCGATGTAGCTCGCTCAACAGTCAAAACATTATCACCAGTTACAGTCCCCGCAAACATTATAACAACGGTAGCGTGACCGTATTTGGACATATTGAAACTGTCAAGCTCTACAGCATCAGCGGCATCGACACCATTCTGGTCGGTTAAAGGTACGATTAGATTATTTTGCGTAAATTTTGCCATTTTATTCCTCCTAAGTCCTAGTCCCAGATAAGACCACGAATGGGCTTAAAGTAGACGAACTATAAAGCGGTGTTAAAGCTGAAGTCCAAGTCGGTTGCCCATCATAACGAAGAACAAATCTGAATGACTGCTCATCGTAGTCAAACTTGAAGCAGATTGAAGTAGCAACCCGAAGTCCGCCTTTTTCACCGATTATATACTGGGAGAAGTCAACTAAAGCAATATCTCCAGCCGTTCCGAGTGTCTGGCATTTTTCGGTCAAGATTAACGGTCTGCCCATAAGTGTCTGATAAGGTGAGGCTGAGATTCCGCCAGCAGGTAGCCAGATTGCTACAGCCGCCGTACCGACAGCCATCGCCATACCAAATAATTGTGGAAAGACGTCATTATTTGCCAGCCAAACACACTTAGACTGTCCGGTTGGATACATCCTCGACCACATATCCCGTATGTTCTCAGCGACAACAGTTGAACCACCCTGCCCCGTTATAGCCGTTACTGTAATGAGCGAAGGATTAGCCGAGTTAAGAGCACCCAAAGGTCGGTTAGAACCATTGCCGTTCAAGAAATCATCATCCTGAACGAAGGCAATCGCTTGTGAAAACTTACGTGAAACGTTTGCTTCTACAGCGATAGCCGAATCCTCTAAGAGCTCATCTGAAATATGACAAAGACCAGTTACTTTGTGAAGAGTTAAAGCTATGCGTTCATAGGTTGGATTGGTAGGGGTTTTTGACCCGCCCTCTCCCGGGCGATAGATAGTTATTCCGCCAAAGTAATTTGTCTGATGATTGGCGTCTACATCCGCGGGGATGACGATTCTATTCGAGGCCATCGGTTGAAAGGCAGCACGAGGTCTTACTATAGAATCCTCAAGGCTTTTCTCCATAATTTTTGTAGAGAATTCCTCGGGAACTAGATACCCACCCTGAGCCAAGTCACCCTCTTCCATATAGCCAGCCGTTTTCTTAACAGTATCTCCCCATCTTTTTAGGGTCTCAGGGACTATTTTTTCAGTTTCGACCTTTACCAAATCGGTTAAGAAATGCCCAAATGATTTAAACCCGCCCTTTTTATCCTCCAGAAGTGCGTCCTCTGGGGATTTCGTGACAGTTACTGTTTTCCTCTCAACTTCCAGAAGCCCCATTTCTTTTATGGCTTCTTTTATTGAGTCTTTTAATTCTGTTTTGTCCATATTATCCTCCAATTTATTTACCCCCAAATTCACTAAATACTTCTTTAATGGCTAACTTCAAATCTTCAGATGTAAATTCTTCAGATTTAGGCGTAGCTTCGGGGGTTGTCTCTGCACTATCTAAAACATTCTGAATAAGAGTCTGGGCATCCTTGAGCCTGGACTTATTCTTCTGGTTTAAGACAGCACCTATCTTGGCCTCTATATCTACAGGGATGTCGCTCCCTGACAAGCGCATAATTTCTCTTACGAGTTCCCAACAGGCATCTTTGTTTTCTTTATTCAAATCGCCCTTTTCTATAAGTGCTTTTACATAGTCAAATTCGTCCTTAATTTCTTCCTGGCTGACTTCCTTTGGTTGTGGAATATCGGTTAAATCTAAGGCGGGAGCGTTCTCTATCTCTAGTTCTAGTTCTTCCATTAAATCTTCAATCATTATCTCACCATAGAATTTAGCAAAGTCCTTTTCATGTTCTTTGACCCAAGCCTGAGCACTTTGCATCGTCCAGCCTTTTGACTTGTCAAAGATATATTTCTGGACAGTTGTTGAAGTCTCACCTTTGAGTTTGCCGATTACAGCTTTTATTCCTTTTGCTTTGTCTATATCTATCGTTCTAAAAGTCCCATCTTGAAAATCGGCAGGGTCTCTTACCCTAATATGGATAAAATCATCCGTTTCTTCTGGTTTAGTAACAAGTTTAACAACATCATCGCAGAGTTTAGAAATCACAGGTTCAACCGATTTAGAACGGACACTCTGGATAGCATCTGGATTGGAAGGAACGACAACCTGTGAAATCTCCAAGAGTTCAGCTTCTTTGTAAGTTCTTCTGGGTTCTTTGTCTCCCTCGCCGTCTACAAAGTCTTTAGGGATAAAAGCTACTGAAAAGGCAGCCATTCCTTTACTTGCAAGTTTGAAAGCCCAGTCCGCTTCTTCATTGCCTTGATTTATATAATATTGAGGGCTACCCTCAAGTCCGTTCTCAGTGATTTTAATTTTTTTCCATTCACCTAGAATCTTTCTCAAATCACCGTAGTTATGGGAAGACACTAAGATAGGTCGTTTCTTAAAAGCAGGGAGAGACTTTTTGAAAGCCCCAGGCTCTATAACTTCTTCGTCTCGGTCTAATGAGGCAGTTGAAAGAGGGATAAACATATCGATTATTCCATTTTCTTCATCAACCTCTTTAATCTCGGCTCGGTAAGTTTTATACATCGTTTCCATAATTACCTCCATATAAGAGCTGGGATAGCACCTAAGATTGGTATAATAAATATCATTGCAATCCTAAGATTTATCTTCCAATTGGGTTCATCGTGTAATATAGATATTTTAGGATTTCGTGGTGGATACATAATTACCTCCTAAACTACTGGCAGGAATTTACAACGGCAGTTTGGATGGACAGGAATTACTCCGTGTGCATCACCTTTATCAAAGACTTCATTATGTAAGTCCATACACTCATCGCACGCCCGCTCATCTAAGGCAGCATAGAACTCCATCTTCTCAACCCCTGCTTCTTCATACCCATATAGAGCACCTTCATTAGCTGCCATTATCGTTTCGGTGCGGGCTATCAAAAGAGAACGAGTCTTATCACACTGTTCAAAGACACCTTCAACTCGTTTGGCTATTTCTTTAATATCCTCACCTAAAGCATAGGCTTCGGTAAGTTGTTTAGATAATAAAGTCGCTGTCTCTTCTCCTACCTCATCAGCTGCCCAACCAATTCTAGTTGCGAGCCATTTAAGGGCTGCGTTTAAAGCAGGATTAGCCTTCTTGGGGCTTATTAGTTCTTCCCCATCGGATAGGGATTCTTTTAAGAGTTCACTTAAGGCTGGATTAACCGCCTTCTTAAAATCCTCTTTAGCTTTGCTTAAATTGATTAAGGTTTTAGAACCAAGATTGCCGAGGGCTTCCGTTTTTTGACTGGCAAACATATTTTTTAATTCGGTTATGAGTTTCTTTTCATAAGAGCCTGCTTTGTTTACATAGATATTCCAGAGGGCTTCTTTCCTCTGCTCGTCAAAACCTTTCTTAATTGATTTACCTACTGAGCTAATTGGAGTCGGTATCATATTCAAGGGAATCAAAAGAACATCACCCTGCTCTGGAGGAAGAGGGTCTAGCCCATAAAACTTCCTGCTTTCGTTTATTGTCATACTACCCGAACGAAGTCCTGATTCAGCAAGTAGGCGTTTCTGCTCAATCGTCTCAGGAACGACCTCATCAAAGTCTAATTCAAGCCCTTTGGCATTA